GATGTAAGTCTTACGCGCCAGCAGGGCCATCGGTCAGTTCCTCAGGTGTGGGGTCGGAGGGTGTAGCCGGCTCGGTGCGCTCAATGAGCGTGCGCTTGCCAGTTTTAGGGTCCAGTAGGTAAGAACCACCCTGGCCCTGGTATTCATCAACCAGGCTAGGCACGGGTTTAATTCGACAGGTCATTGAAAGCAGTCCGATAAATGATTCGGTAGTCGCATGTGACAACACCTGTTGGCATGTCGCCCTCGACCAATTCAAAGGTTACGGGCAGCGGTTGCACGTCCATAACACCAGCCAACCCAAGAGTCTGATCAGCGGTTAGTTTGCTGTGCAGGCTCTGGACGGTTGAATCCGCTAGCTGATCCGGGACGTTTCCGCGAACAATTACCATGACCCTTGCCGTTAGCCGCCAGGTAAGAGTGGGCAGGCTGGTATCAATGGACGGATCATCGGCAACCCATTCAATCAATAGTGCCGGCGTCTCTCCCCTGACAAACGCCTCCGGCCTGCTGCGAAAAATCCGTGTCCCCACGCCGGTGGTGCCGGTCAGCGTCGTGCGAATTGCGGCGAGGATAGCTTCCCGTTTGGTGGTCATCTATGGCTAACCCGGAGTGGTTTTCACGTAATCGGTCACCACGTAATCGGTCACCACGTAAGGGGAGCCGTCATCGCCGCCGCCTTTGCGGCCTGTGATTGAATCACGGATAGGGCGCATGATGCTGCCCCTGAGTTGTTTGCTCAGTAGAGCGGCCATATCACTGGGCCCCGATGAAGCCAGACACCGATGGAGTGCCGCCGCTTAAGCTCACAAGCCGCAGCCGCACATAGCGCACTGGAGCACTGCTCAAGATGTACCCAAAAGTGCCATTTGCCGTAAGCGTGGTATCAGCGTTGGTCTGGTCAAGGTTGAAGTAACTGGTCCCGTCCAGGCTGCCTTCCATGCGGATGACCACGTTGGTGCCAATGCTTGCAACGGTCACCTGAAACGCAATATCACGACCGCCAATCTCAATAGCACTAGAAACGCCAGCCGTGGTTTGCGCAGTCAGCGCCGCAACCCCAAAACTGGACTGATCACCTAAGGCCATGGGTCAAACCTGCAATAGTTCAAGGCTATTCACACCAAATCAATGCTTTTAAGTTTTGCTCATGAGAATCTCAACCATTGCTCCATCGTCTATGAGCCTGGCTTCACGCACCGTGTAACCCACCCCAGCCACTGTGATGCTGCTGCCGTAAAGCAACCCGCCAAAGTCTGCTGCCTTGGCCGTGAGCGTGTAATCAGTGTTGATCACCATCCCATCAGCCAAAACCTGGCCAGGCATGTCCAGAATGCCTAGCGCTGTGGTTGAGCCTGCTGTGCAGGTAACGCCAAAATCATTCAGGAATGCTGAAAGGTCTTCAGAAAACGCCATCAGCCTTAGCCTTGCGAGCAGGCTTGGGGAGCTCGATTGCTTCTACCTGGTGGGCTACCAGCTCAAATTCTGCTGCCGTGAGATCCAGCACAGTGCCAGGCTCGGCAACCTGATCGCCCAGGTGGACGTAGAAATCGCTGCGGACTTTGTACTTCATAAGAAGAAGGGGCGGAAGACCGCCCCCAGGGTGAACACCTAAGTAGGCGTAGGACTATCAGGCGATGATGTCGGTGATAGCGGCGAAGGACTCGACGTGACGGATTGCAATGTCGCAGGTTTGCATGGCGCGGATGTCCACGGAGCCAGCGTTGTAGCCAGAGCCGTAGGGGTTTGGAAGCACTTCAAGAGCGCCCCACATACCGATCACAAGCTGACTGAAATCGCCGAAAATCAAAGCTGAGAGTCCAGTGCCGCTGCCTTTGGTCAGTGCGCTAGAAACCTGATTGCTCCGATACATCGGGTAACCGTTCACGTTGATCGGCGTGCCGGTCGTGGTGTTTGCCTCATTAGCAGTCCACAGATACTCTGCGTATTGGGTCTTGAGCTGCTTGATAGCGCTCAGCACCTTGGCGTTAGTGAGGTAGCTCAAGTTCCCGTTAAGGGCGTTGGCTACATCAACGGCACGCTCAAGCTGGATCAGCTGATCCAAGCCGCTGGTGCTGGATGTGCTGGAGTTGGTCAAGGCGGCACCATTGGTTCCCATCGCCACCGAGCCAATGCCAGATTGGTTCAGGATGCCAGTGGGTTGACCGCTGGAGCCAGAGCCAGAAATGGCAGCCTTGTCAATGCCCAGTGCCATAACACGGGCCAGGTCGTTGCGAACGATCGCTTCGATGTCAGGCGTGGTCTGCTGCAATGCCAAGCGGCTGTACTGCGAACGAGCGCCGATCTGCTTAGGCGAAAGGGTCACCTGATCAAAGGTGGCTTCAGCTTCGGTGATGCTCGATGCTTCCGTCACCCAATAGGTGGCGGTTTGAGCGGTTTGGCGGGGGATGGCCACGTTGCCAACCAAGCCGGTCAGCATGGTGGGGCCCAAGTTCATGATCAGCGCGTTATTGCGCAAGACATCGATGAACGAACCAGCAAGCAGGTTGGTAGCAACCAGGTTGCCGCCAGTGGTGGCAGAGCCGACTGCATAGGCAGCCCGCATCTCCAGGTTGTGGGGCATGAAGAAACCGGAAGTTGCCTTGCCGGTTTTGCGTTCAATCTCAGCGGAAATTTCACGCTCCAGACCAGCTTCGCTCCAGTTGCCGGAGATGGAAGCATTGATGGCGCGAACCAGGCTGTAGTCGCGCTGTTCTTTGGTGGTCAGCTCAACGCTGCCAACGCCCTGGTCGATTGTCTCCTGCTTGGCGCCGAGCTTCTCAAGGAATGCACCCTGAGCTTCTTCAGTGCTGCGACCAGATTCAACAAGTTGGCGAGCCAGATCAGCTTGACCAAACTTCTCGCCCCATGCGGTGATGGAGCTAATCCGAGAACGCTCAGCGGCGGCTGCCTCTTTGCGCTCCGAATCAATGTTGATTTCGGACATTTTGATTTCCCGTTGTTGTGGGGTGGGGGTGGAGACAGCAGCCTCCTGAGCAGGGGCTTCTGTTGTAGTTACCTCTGCCATGCTATTGACATCGTCAGAACGCCCCACGCCCACAGAACTGTCAGCAGGTATCGGGCAAAAACTTATTTCCATCGGGAGCCAACGAGTGGCTGTAAATGTCGCGGGATCTTTGGTTTCGCTCTCTGCTTGCATCTCCAAAATGCGATAACCAACAGAGACGTTCCGGAGGATCCCATCTGCAACGTCGCCCATGACTTGCCGGGCTAAATCGTTCTTGCTAAATCGTGCCGTTGCGTAGCCGCGACCGTCTTGGATCCAGGCCCGTTCAATCACTCCGATCAGCTGGTCGGGGTCGTGGTTATAAAGGAGAGGCGCCCCATCCTGCAGGCGAGACAGGTCAACAGCTTCTACGCGATGGCTGAGAACTTCAGCACCGAACCAACGATCTACAGGCTGCTCCGAGCTGAAGGGGAAAGAGACTGTGCGGGCCTCTACATCCAGCGCCGGGCCATCCATCCCCATCGACCGCTGCTGCTTTGGCAGCTTTAGGCGAACACCACTATCGCGGGCAGCACCAGTGGGATTGGCAACAGTCATGCCAGAAACCTCAGCTTGTAAATTGTGGAGTCCACCAATAGCTGAATGCTATCGATCTCGTTCTGCAGTTCTGAATCCGGGGCCACCTGATCGCGGTTGGCGGTGATGTAGTCAGAGAGATTTGACAAAAATTCCAGGGGTGTTGTAGTGGGCACCTCGTAGCCAGATGGATACGACACAATCCCGTACTTGCCTTGATACGCCTCAATCAACGAATCAGCCAAGCCAGGAAGCTCGCTATAAAACCCATCCAGCGCCATGTGTTGCGCGAAGCTGCGCGTCTGTAGGTGAAGGATGTGACCACTGGTAGCGGCATGGAGCAGGGTGACTAGAAACTCACCGGCCACAGGGTTGGTGGATTGTTCGGGAGGGATCATGGCTTTTTAGGAGGTGTTGCTTTTTTGATTGGTGGTTTAGCCGGTGGTGCTGCTGCAGGAGCTGCGGGCATTGGTGCCTCGGGTGGTGGGGTGGTCCCGGTTGGATCCGCCGGGGGTTCAGTCACTGGGACTTGCTCTTGGCCTTTGTCATTGACAGCGGCTGGATCGGTGTCAAATACCAAGCCCATTTCTTGTGCCAGTTCAATCTCACGGGCGCGGGCGGTAAACACTTCGTCAATGTCGCCACCTGTCTGAGCAATCACATCGGCCTGGGTCATGAACCCACAGCGCACAGCCTTGGCAAAGGATTCCACCTCGGATTTGGGATCAACCCATGCCCAGCCGCGGGGTAGCCACCTGGCTACGTTGTATCGAGTGGGGTCCGATTCATAACCAGGCAGATTGACGACATTGGACAGCGCAGCCATATCAAGCCACTTGTCGTAAATGGCTTGGTGCAGGTTTTCAATTAACCAGGACTGGATAGCGCGGTAGTTGTCTCGATCTTCCAGAAGCGAAAGGCGCGAGCTGCTGTAATTGGTCTGGCTGAAGTCCCTTGAAACTGTTTCGTAGGAAACACCAAGACCCGCCGCCACACTGCGCAAGCACTGACGCATAAATGGCTCAAACGAATCTGGCCGTTGCAGGTTTGGCACGTCAACCGACTCACCAGGCGCTAGGTACTTCCACTGTCCTGGGCTCCAATCCAACACGCGCTGGCCATCCATCACGTCATCTTCTGGGAATGACCCCTCGGGTGAAGTCACAAAACCCATCAAGGCAGCCCCTGCCCTAGCGCTAATCAACTCGCTTTCTGCAAAGCCTTCCATGTGGTGGATGGTTGTAAGCGCAGATGCAAACGCACTAACGCCCCGTGTCTGGCCTGGACGCTCTACTTGATAAAGGTGAAGTATTTCTTCGGCAGGCACGCGGATGCGTTTTTGATAGGGGTTACCCTTCTGTCCGTACTGATAATCACCTGGATGTTTTTGGAAAAACCAGAACGCTACGGGTCTGCGAAAGTCTTGCGATACTTCTACTCCCATCCTGATTTCGTTGCCGTTTTCTCCCACCCCGTTGTAGTTGTCATCAAGCATGTCTGCTTCCAACACCTGAATGCTCAATGGCACCTTGCTACGGCCAACGCTCTGGCGATAAATCCTGATAAAGACTTCCCCATCAGTTATCACGCTGCTAATTGCCAAGCGTTCAATTTCTGAGAAGCACAACAGGCCAGCTACATCAGCCGAATCCTTACGGCACCACTCGCTCCATGCTTTTTCAATTGCGTCATTGAGCGCAGTATCTAGGCGACCACCACCACGCTGCATTCGCACCTGAGATTGAAATTGAACACCCGTGCCAACTACGTTGTTGCGGAATGCGCGAACCGCTTGGCGTGCATAGTCCGAATCCCGAACCAGTTGCCTGGCGCGGTTACGCAGGATGATCAGGCTGGCTCTCGCCTCTGCGTCTTGGCTGGTCCCCTGGCTTACCCAGTCAGCCGTCAACCTTGACAGCATCGCCCCGCCATAAGAGCGCCGACGTACAGGTGCAGGCTCCTGCGTAGGTATTAGGCCCAAAGCCTTGCGGATAGAGAAACCGAATGGCATCAGCGACCAAACCTCACAAATAAATTCCGGGGCGAGCCCATGCCATTGGCCACCTGCTCTGCGGTGAGCTCCCGCGCTACTCGCGCTTTGAGCACTGATTCGTATTCGCGCAGCTCGCCAATGGTGAATTTCTCCAGCTGCCGGTTACCAATCACATAACGCTTCACGGCGCCGCCGCTGATCATTGCCCGCATTGCTGACTGAACCGCTTCCAAATCCTTTTGCGATTGCGTCCGGCCATCAAATGCCCCAGGCGATCCGCTGTAATTAAGTGCCGCTTGAACGGTTAGCTGGCCAACGCCAAGGGTGTGGGAGACGCTCCCGCTAGTTGCTATCGCCTGCCAGTACCAGGTGCCCGCATCAAAACCAACGCTGGTAGACGCGGCAATTGTGAAAAGCCAGCCAGTGCCATCAACCGTGCCGACAACCGTGGCACCTTCGCTTGAGGTATTAAATCGCAGGTAATAGGTAAGGGTGTAGGTGCTGCTGGTGATTGCATTGCCGAGCGCATCCTTCGCTTCAGCCGTGCGCCATTGCACCGTGTCGCCTGCTCTGATTGTCGCGGGGACGCTGGTCATAGCTCAGGCTATGGAGCTTGAATTACCAGTTAGTCATGAATGACGGCGATGGTGGCGCAATAGGCCGCACTCGGGCTGGATTTGGCTTGTCGGTGGATTGCTGGGCGATTTGATCCCACATCGTGGCGCGGTTGTAACGCCGCTTGACTAGTTCCAGCATTGCCAGGCAGTACACCTCAAGGTCAAGCGGTTCATTGCGTGCGCCGCTTGGTTTCTGCCATTCCAATTTTTGAAAACCCTTAACCATGCGAGGCACTAGGCGCTCGCATGTCAACCCCTCCAGGTATTCATCAGTCGCGTTCTGGCCAAAGTGGACGAACCCGGGCCCCGGCTGCGCAATCTTCAGGCGAGCGTAGATCGTGCGCTTGAGGGTGTTGGTGCCAACCATGTAAAGGGTTACGCCGCCCTTAATGATTCGGCCTTTGCAGTTCACGTCTTGCTTTGTTCCCTTGCCCAGCGCTGGAGCTGCTTGAGTGCTGCTGCCTTTGATCGCTACCACTCCTTCCCTGACATTTCGGCGGCAGTATTCATAAGCCTCGTTGGTGAAGTGGCCGCCGGTATCCACCGCGCAGTGGCGGGCTTTCAAGGTGCCGCCGCCATCTAGTGAAAATTCAGTTCGGCGAATGGTGTCGATCTGAGTCCAAACGTCATCCTGCGCCGGGTCGCCCTCGACTTTGGCGTGCCAGATCAACCAACTTTCGTCGCCCCTGCCGTAGCCCTTGATCTGAATTTCCAGCCACGTGTCCTGCACGTCAACCGATGCCAGCAGCAGCAGCACACCCTTGGGGCAAAAGCCGGTGGGGTAGGCATTCTTGGCGGCACGCTCCATCAGCCCATCAGCATTGATGCGAGCCACGGCCTCGTCTTCCCACGCCTCTGCTGCGTGCTTGTTGATCCAGCCCTTAAGCAGCAGCGGATCACCTTTGGCCCTTAGGAACTCATCGCGGATTTGCTCCCACGGTGTCCATCCGGCCGGGGCATACCAGCTCGGTAGATGGAACCCCGCGGTTTGTCCGTCGCCCGTTGCGTGGGTGCGCCACTGGGCGCCGGAGAGCATGGCGGTTTTGTGGTGCTGGGCGATCCGCTCACCGCAGGCTGGGCACTGGCACCACACCTCACCATCTGGCTTATCCCAGGTCATGTGCTCCCGCCAGCGCAAAACCTCATGCGCTCCGCAACAGGGCATCGCAGCAGCAAAACGGCGCTGGTCAGATCGTTTCTCAAACTCCTCAGTAATCCGGCAGGCGCCGCGGGTCCCCGGGGTGCTGGTAATCAGCACCTTGCCCATGGGAAACGTCCGGGTGCGGGCTTCGGCGTTCTCCAGCGGGTCGCCTTTGTCGTCAGCTTCCAGCGGATAGGAGCTCACCTCGTCAGCCGCCAGGTAAGCCGCAGGCATCGACTGCAGACCGCTGGAGCTGTTGGCGCCGGTCAGCACAAACAGGCCGCCTTGAAACTCCTTTAAAAACATCGTGTTGCCGCTGTCCCGGCTGCGTGCTGGGGCGATCAGCTCCGACAGCACCGGCGTTTCCCGTAGCAACGGCTCCAAGCGCTGACGGTTCAAGCGCTTTGCCATGTCAAGGGTGGGCTGCACCAGCAGCACCGGCCCGGGCCACAGGTGGATGATCGAGCCAAGCCAGTTCATCACCACCTCCGTCTTGCCCATCTGGCTGCCGAACATCAGCACCACCCGCCGGGTTGGGTTGCTGTAACTCAGGCAATCCATCGGCTCCTTGAGATACGGCGTGCGCACCGTGCGCCAGGGGCCCTTCTCGGCGGAGCCCTTGCCGCTCAGGATCCGGTGCTTATCAGCCCACTCGCTCACCGTCATGGAGGCGGGAGGCGTCAGGCCTTTGTTGAATGCCTGCCGGTAAACCGTCGCGGTATCAGCCATCAGCCAAGCCCCGCAGCGCGATGCGGTGTTCTTCGCTCAGCAGCCGGTGACACTCCCGGGTGTCGGTGGTGGCGGCCAGCATTGGCGCCAGCCGATCCGCCAGGCCCAGCAGGGCATCGCGCACAGCACGGGCACGCTCGAATGCGGCGGCTTCCACTTCGCGTTGAGAGACAACTTCGCCGCGATCCTTCAGCGCTGCGACGCGCTGCCGCTCTGCGTTGTAGTGCTCTTTCCGCCTGATGCTCTCGTTGACATCATCGGGGATCTGATCCTCTGGCAGGCCCATGATGAAGGCCTTGAGCTCGTCATCAGTTGGCGGCCTGGGTTCAATCGGTCGCTCCGCTGATCGTGCTGGCGGCGGCTTTGCATCGTTCCGTCGGCGGCGAGTGTTCTGGACCCACAGTGCGTCGGCTTTCTCAGCATCAATCCATACCTTGCCGTCGCGGATTACCTCCGCAGCCTTGATCCGCTGCTTGCGGGCTGTATTGACTGCCGCCTCGCTACATCCTCTGCGCTTGGCATAGTCAGCTTGGCTCAGTAATCCCAACGACTGCACTTAACTAACACTTAAGTTAAGGAGCGCTCGCGTTAAGTTAAGTGGGCCGGGGCTGGTGTGCCTGTTGGCGACTGGGCTTAAGAGGGTTGGCGGCCTGCCGCTAGAAATTATCTGCGGTTTCGTGGACCCGCACTTAAGAATGCCCCGGAAGGACCCTCGACCGGGGGGGGCACTTCGCAGTCCGCAGGGCCTCGCTCATGTATTTATTT